CAGGGATTATGGATCATGAACAGAGCAGCCTCTGCCATATAGATCTCATCTGCTGCCTGGATAATAAGTGAAGCTATAGAGAGAGCCTGGCCATCAACATATGCTGTGATCTTCTTTCCAGATCTCTTCATGATGTTATAAATAGCAAAGCCTTCAAACACATTCCCACCAGGTGAATTCACATAAAGATTCACATTTTCTGTTTTGATCTCTTTGAAAATATTAGCAAAGTCACTGGCAGTGTAATCCCAGCCAATCTCGCCATAGAGATAGACATCTGTTGACTCTCCAGTTTTGTTTTTAAACATCCTAATATTCATAAAAACCTTCCTCATTCAATGGGTGGACAATAGCAGATAACACTTCCAATTCAAAATAGAATGTGGTAATTTACCACCTTTTGTTTTGTTTTTGGCTGAGGTTTGGATATGATGTTGCCAGCAGAAAACAGAAAAGGAGAAGAGAATGCTGAAATTGATTATCAATGGAATGATCACAAAACTTCAGGGGATTGATTCATTTGAGCTGGTTGAATTCAATGAGGGTCAACTGGAAGATTTGGAGAATTCCCTGATCACACCACCTCATGCTTTGGTTTCCCTGGATGTGGCAGATAATGTCAAAGAGGGTTATGTGGAACTTGATTGTGGAATCAAGGTTCAGCTCTGCACATCACACATGGGTGGAGCAAATAAAAATGGAATGTATGACTTGATCATGAAAGTGATTGAAGAGATTCATGGAGCAGAAGTCTATGAATCTGAGAATGGAGCTGAGATGGTATTTTTCAAGAGCTTCAGAGAGGTTGGAATCTTCCCAGGATTGTGTGTCTTTGAGATGACATTCAGGCTGGGTGCTTTAAATTAAAGGAGAAGAAAATGGCTAATGTTTTATATTGTAGTAAAGAGAAACTTGACTTTGAATTGGGAGACAAATCAACACAGCTTTTTGATGGGATGTCAGTGAGTGAAGTTGAGAACATAATAGAAGAACAGTCCAGGGTGATTGACAACTATTTGAGTGAGGTTCTGACAGTGCCTTTTGTTGATATTGCAGCAGCAGACAAAGACACTCTTCCTTATGTGGTGAGAGAGCTTTGCTTGTCTCTCTGCAAATATAAGTTCTGGAGCAGAAAGTCTGTGAAAGATATTCCTGAAACTATCAAAAAAGAATATGAAGGAGTCATCAAACTGATTGAAAGGATCCAGGGTGGCAAGATCAAAATTGGAACTGCTGAGGATCACAGTGATGAGGAAGATGACATTGAGGCCCTGGGAAGAACAGGAGCAATCAAAGACAAAATCAGATGGAGTTCCAAGGGCAGAAAATTCAGAGAGGAGATGTAATGCCTATCATCAACAATGATGTCAGAGTAATAGTTGGAACCACTGTGGTTGAGAGGATCAGAAAGAGATTGAGAGAGAACAGAGTGAAGCCACCAACATCCAAAAGTGGTGGAACCACATTGATAGGATCTGGAAGATTGAAAAATTCTATTCATTATCAGATCCAGGGTGTGAAGATTCCTATTGGAACCAATCTCAGATATGCCAGGATCCAACATGAGGGTGGAGTGATAACACCAAAGAATGCCAAGTTTTTGGCAATCCCAATGACAGCTGCTGCAAGGGCCAAAAGTCCAAGAGATTTTGAGGACACATTCATCAGGAAGGGAGTGATCTTCAGGAAGCTGGATGATGGGAAAGTTGAAGCTCTCTATGTTCTCAAAAAGAGTGTGACAATTCCTGCCAGGCCATATATGTTTATTGATGCAACTGACCTGGCTGTGATCAAACAAAGATTATATAATTACTGGAGAGAAAATGGAAAAATATGATGACAAATTGAGAGGTGAGATCAGGAAAGCTATTGTGATTGATTTCAAGTCAGTGACAGCAGTTGCAAAGAAGTTCAAAGTTGACAACTCCTGCATCTATAAATGGATGAGAAATGAGAAGTGGGTTGATGAGATCAAGGAGCAGTGCAAAACAATGTTCCTGGATGAGAAAATGAAGATCCATGATATTGCAAAGAGGGTTGGAAGAACTGTTGCCAGAATCAAGAAATGGAAGGCTGAGGGTGATTGGGATGCTGAGGTGAGAATCTTTGGATCTATCTCATTGGCCAGGGAAGTTGAAAAGATATATTTGAAAACAGTTCAGGCTGCAGTCAATGATGGTGATCTGGCAAGTTCAGAAAAAACCAATCAGATTGCAAAACTAATGAAGGTTGTTGAGAGTCTGAATCCTCAGAGGTTCCAGCTTGGCAATATCTTCAATCTGTTGAGGGATCTCACTGATGTGGTTTTGGTGTTGGGTGATGATGACTTCTCTAATCTGTTCCAGAAATATCTGCCTGAGATGGCTGATCTGTTGAGAGATAAATATGAGCCAAAATAATCTGACACAGAAGCAATTGGATCAGAAGATCCTGGAGCTGCAACATCTAATCCAAGACAACACAGCTCTGTGGTTCAATGATAATACAGAGAAGCAGCTGAAGAGAAAGAAGAAAGCTGCTGAGGATCCTTTCTTCTTTGCCAAGGAATACTTTCCACACTACATCCAAAAAGAGTTTGGGAAGATCCACAAAGAATGGTATGAACTAAGCAACAAAACTGATGCAGTGGTTGCTGTGGTTGGGCCACATGAGCATGGAAAAACTGTTGAGCTTGCCATCTGGATTCCAATCTATAAAATATTAATGAATCAAATCAGGTTCCCTGTATTTATAGGACATGATCAGAAGATGTCCTCAGAGAGAACTGAAGCAATTTTGATGGAGTTCCAATTCAACAAAAGGCTGCAGCATGACTTTGGATATTTACTCAGAGCTGACAGTCCAGATCCTAAAGATTTCACTCTGACAAATGGAACCAGAATTCTGGCTATAGGATACAAGCAAGTCATCAGAGGAAAGATGACAAGATCCCAGAGGCCTGACTATATTGTGATTGATGATTTTGAAGATGAGAAGAGCCACAACAGAAGAATTGCCAAAGAGAAATTGAATTGGGTTCTGGGTGATGTTTATGGATCAATTGAAACTCACAACTGTGTGGTCATCTGGTTGGCAAACTTAACCAACAAAGAGAGTGCCATCAATTACTTCAAGGATGAGTGTGAAGAGAAGCCATCCAAGTTCAAGATCTTCAAACTTTACAGAGCCATCAAAGAGGATGGAACTCCTCTCTGGCCTGAAGGATTCACAGCTGAGGATCTGGAGTTGAAGAAAGAAGTGATTGGATCCATTAGATTCAACAGACACTGGCAAATGAATCCTCAAATTGAAGGTGAGATTTTCAAGAGTTTCTGGTTCAGATATTTTGGAACAACAGACAAGAAGCCAGCTGGGAAAACCATCACCTGGGTTGATCCATCTTTGGGTCAGAAGAAAAGTGATTTTCAGGCAATCCTAACAGTGGAAAGGGCAGAGGCTGAATATAGAGTTTGGGATGCTTGGATCAGAAGAGAATCAATTCTTGATATGCTCCGTTATCTATACCACTTGGATGATAAATTTGAAACAATGATCTGCATGGAAGTCAACTTTTGGCAAGTTCTTCTGCTTGATTATATTGATCAAATAGTTGATGAGTTTGGATATATTCTTCCTGTGTTTGGAGTGTATTCAAAGAGCAATAAACAAGAGGACATCATGAAACTTCAGCCTCTCTTCCAAAGAGGAAAGATCTTATTCCCTGAAGAAAAGAATGGTGATGTGATTCTGCTGGAAGAAATGCTGGGTGGGTTCGATCCAGAACTATCTGCAGGAAACAGGATCAAAGATGATGGGCCTGATGTGTTAGCCAGAGTCATCAAACACTTCAAAGAATCTGCTCACAAAAGAGAATATAAGTCTGCCAGAACAAAGACATTGAATTCAAATAATCTCAAAAAATTATGGTAATAAAAGGAGAAAAACAAATGAGCTTTTGGAACAAAACAAAGACAGATCCAGTAGAAAAACCAGATGACAATCAGATGACCCTTATTCAATTAGAGAAGCAGGATCCAATGATTGCAAGGACAGTCACACCTTCTTCAATATCTGCTGCAATCAATACAATGAAAGGAGTTGAGGGAAAGCTCCAGGCTATCAATAAAATTTATGAGTTGCTGTGGGATGGTGATTCCACACTTGCTGGGAACATAGACACCAGGACTGAAAGTCTGAAGGCCAGGGAACCAATTTTGCAGGGAGATCTCAGTGAGCAAGAGAAGAAATATTTTGAGGATGTCATTGAGCATCTCTATCCTGAATTAGTGGATCTTCTTATTGAGATGAAGATGAAGAGATTTTCATTCAGACAAGTGGAATATGAATTCAAAGATGGCTTCTATTTTCCTAAGCAGTTGGTTGAATATGACAATTTAGATCTCAGAGCCAAAAATGGTGAGTTGGTATTGTTTCAGGGTGGCAAGGTCAAAACACTCTCAGAATTCAAATTCATAGCCTTGCTGAAGAAAAGATCTATCTTGCAGCCTCTTTTGAAATACTATGTTTTTAAGATGTTTGCAATTAATAACTGGGCCAGCTTCACTGAGATATTTGGGAAGCCTGTGAGGGTTGGAAAATATAGAGCTGGGGCAACCAAGGATGAGAAGGATGAACTCTGGGAGATCCTGCAGAATGCTGGTGATGATCTTGCCATGATGGTGAGTGAAAATATTGCCATGGAATTCATTGATCATAATAATAAAACAGCATCATCTGATCTCTATCACAACCTGATGAAGTTCTGTGAGGATGCCACCACTAAAAGGATCCTGGGGCAGACACTCACAACCAATGCTGAAGCCACTGGATCTTTTGCTCAGGCTAAGGTTCACAACATGGTGAGAAAAGACATCCTGGCAGGAGATGCCAGAGATCTCAAAATCCTGATCAGTGATCTATTCACTAAACTCTCACAAATCAATTTTGATGGGAAGCAGATCAAAGTGAAATTTGATCTCTCAGAAGAAGTCAATTTGTTTGAAAGAGTTCAGATTGATAGGACACTCCAGAATGACATTGGGATTGTTTTCCCAGAAGAATACTTCTATGAAACTTATAAGGTTCCAAAGGATAACAAATGAACTACACAAACAGAGTTAGAAAAACAATTGCATTCAGAAACAAAGTCAGTGTGAAGCATGAGAAGATCCTCAAAAGAGTGACAGCTGCTGCTGGGGATCTGAAAGCTAAGATCAAAAAAACTGACAACCTGATGGAGCTGGAAGCTGTGCTTGAAAAATCTGATCTGGGTTTTGTTTTTGCTGAGGCTCTGAGTGACATCATTATAATTTCATATGATGCTGGACACAATAACTCCAGAGAAAAATCAGCAAAGAATGGCAGCCAGAATTTTGTTTCCCTGGATGATTTCAGAAAGGATCCTCAAAACATTTTCACTGCTGCTGAGGTTGATCCCAATAAACTCTGGGAGATTGATTGGAGCCTGGAAGATAAAGAAGCTCTGGAAGCATTCAAAGCTGAAGCATTTGAGGTTGGTGAAATTGTTTCCACAGAGATGATGGAGATGATGAAAGAGGAAGCCTCAAAGGCCCTGAGTGATGGGGTCACTTTTCAGGAATGGAGAAAGAGTATTCAACTTAAAGGGTTTGAGGCTGGCAATCCATATCACCTCAGAACTAACTTCAACACAGCCATCAACAACAGCTATCTTGCAGCAACTTACATCCAGGCAGAAAAGGATTCCAGCCTGTTCCCTTTCATTAAATATCAAGCCATCATGGATGATAGAGTGAGAGATGAACACGCTGCACTTCATGGATATATTTATCCTGTGAATGATTCCTTTTGGGATGAGAATTGGCCACCCAATGGATGGAACTGCAGATGTGATGTTGAACAAATATCTAAGACTGAAGCTGAGAAAGATCCCATGTTTGGAAAGAAAGCTCCTGGGGTTGAGATTGATGACAACTTCAAGAAGAATGCTGGGAAGGACAAAACCATTTGGGGTGATTGGTTGGAAGAGAAAAAATCAGCCTCATAAAATAATAAAAGGCCCCTGGATTCAGGGGCCTTTGTCAATCTATGTGTTGACTGTGATCAAGGTTTTGTCAACTCATAGGTTGACAACTGATCAGGAGCAATCAAGAAATCAGGAACACTGATGCAGTCAATTGTTGGCTTGTCTATTATTGGAATTCCACTAAATGTTTTATATTCAATTCTCTTTCCAGCAATCCTGGCATTGTTCCAGTCCTCTAATATCTTTTTGACCTCAACTCCAAGATAGATCTTCTCATGTTTAGGAATATATTCCATCCCTCTATTCAGCAGTGCCTGTCTATGCTTTTCAATTTTAGCAAAAACTAACTCATAAACATTGGCCCCTGTCATTCCCTCTCCTTCCTGAAGGAATTCCTTTCTTCTATGTTATTCAAAACAAGCATCCTCATATCTTCCAAATGATATTGAGTGGCCTTCAGTGAACCAGCAGAACCAGTTCCTTCTGATGGTCTAATTCCACAAAGCCACAAAGCATCAATTAATTGTTGGGCCTCTTCTGGTGACAGTCTGAAGGTTGGATCTTGGATGGCTCCTTCCTGCCCTTCTCTGAACTCTAATGGTTGAGCAACCATCAGAGATCCTGGGGATCTCTCTCTGATTAGAATCTCAATCTGCTGATTCCAGTTGTGCATTTGAGCAAATACTGCAATTTTCTCAATCATGATTTCTCCTTTTTATTTTATTCTGAAGATTCAAAATTTGAGCAATTATCTGAAGGGGTGGGATCCTCTTCAACTATACAATAACCATCTTTGTCAAACCCATATTCACTATTTTGACAAGTCACTCCCTTGTGTTCTTCTTTATTCCACAAGGTGCATTCTCCATTGAAATTTGAATAAACACATGGCATTATTCTCTCCTTTTTTTGCCCCTGTTCCTGGGGCCTCTGTAGATTATATCTCTCACTGTTGCTGGAGCCAGGAAGAACTTTTCTGCTGTGAGTCTGATAGCATCCTTCACCATAAAATCCAACAGCTTATAGGTTGCAACCATTCTCTCAATCTCCCTGTTCCTCTTCATCTTTTGTTCACTCATTTAATTCTCCAAAAATAGACTGATGAATGCCATTCCTTCAGTTCCTTTGGATCCAATAGAAACTTGATCAAAGCAAACCTTTCTTTTCTCTCTTGGATCTCCTTCAAAAAGAACTTTCTCAAAGCACAGATCTTCTTGAATTCTCTATCACAGTTGGGGTTGTCACAAGTTGGAACCAGACAGCCAATTGTTTTTTTATTTGGATTCATGTTCTTCCCCTGAAAGTAATTTTTTGAAACTTGTTTTGCCAACTCTTCTTGGATCCTTCTGACCACTAATGTTCTTCAATAAATTAGAGACAATATTCCTGGCAACTTCAGGATCAATTGAATCTTCTTCTTCTGCTTTGATTGCTGCCTTCTTCACAAGTTTTGCTGTGAACTTCTTTTGTTCCTGATGAGTTGAGTCTATCTTGGTGAATTTATACTGTTGCAAATAGCCTTCAAATTTGCTGCCTCTGTAGAGTGTAGATGGCCTGAGAAATGTTCTGCTGTCAGTGGTCAGCCATTCCTTGCACTTCACTTCATGAACCTTCTTAAAATCTTCAACTGTGAATCCATCATTGAATCTGGCTTTGATGAGAGTCTGGGTGTCTTTAGATGTGGGCCTGTATTCCAGGCCAGTGAGAGTGTTCAAATGAGCTATGATCACAACAACATTTGTCATGAACTCTTCTTTGTTAGCAACAGGAATTCCCTTCCTCTTTCTCTCTCTCACAATGACTCTATTATACCACTTATGAAGGAGATCTTTTGTTCTCTCCTCAGTGATCAGTTCACAGAGTTCCTGGTGTTTCATTTTGAGTGATTTCATTCTATGCCTCAAATTTGAATTCTGGCTGCTGTTGTTTTCTCTTCCTTGTCATTTCAGCTTTCACCAGGTTGTCTGCCCTGTCATGATTCAAATGGCACTTCTGACACAAAGCATTCAGATTGTTTGGATCATTGTTTTCAATGTCCTGATCCAGATGAGCAATGGTGAGAACTATTCTGAACAGTTTCATCTGGTCTCCAAAAAGATCATCACCATGATCAAAACTCATTGCAGCAATCTCATCCTCAGTGTGGAAAGCTCCTTCAAAATCCCTGGCTCCCATGATATGATTTTCAACTCCACACTTCTCACATCTGTTCCCAGCTCTGATCAAAGCAGCAATTCTGATCTGCTTCCAATCCTTTGAATATTTTTTGTAATCTATAGGCATAAGCATCTCCTTTCCTCAGATCCTTTTCAGAACCTGGAGAAAGGATCCTGGCAGAACCAGGATCCCAGGCCAGTGATTAGTCTGGCATTTGTTCTGTGAGCCAAGCATGAACCAATTCAGGTGTTGGGTTTTTCTCTGGGTTAGCATCCATAAACAATTGGATGGCCCTGTGAGAATCAAAATCTCTTTCAAGATAAACATCACCTGGCTTCATGAAAGAACCACAGATGACAGGGTTGACTGAGACAGTTTGAGATCTCACCCAATCTCTCTCTTTGATTCTTTCAACATCTTCCATGATCTCAACTGCAACCTCTTTGACTGTTTTCTCTTTTGTTGTTTCCTCTTCTGTTGGAGCTGTGATCCTGGCAAGAGCATCTTCATAAGATTCAGCTTTAGCTTCAATCTTCAAACCCTTCAAAGTGGTGACAATTTGGTTTGCTCCAAACTCAACAAACTTCTCTGCATCTTCAAGTTCTGTTGTTAGATCTGCAAGATCATTATGATCCTTAACAAAACCAACTCCACTGGACACAACAAAATTTGCTGTGCCTGGCTTTTCTTCTTCTGTTTTTTTGTTGAATATTCCCATTTCTTTCTCCTTCTTTACATTGCACTAAAATTGAGAGGGAGAGACACAAGTTTTCCACTCTCATCTCTTGTTCTAAAATTCAGATAAGTTTTTGTGTAATCCACAGAGATGCAATCAGTGATCAATTTCATGGCTTCCTTCCATTCTTTATCTTTGATATTAATCTCTCTCAAACCAAGAATCTGTTTCACATTCAGATTCCCCTGCTTATCAGTTTTGAAAGCCTTATTGACAAGAGCAATAATCTTGTCATCAGCTCCATCACTCCACTTCATAATCAGATCATCAATCTTCTTCTTTGCAATATTGAGTCTTTCATCAGTGACAAAGTGCTTTGACAATCTCTGCTCAATCTGATTCTGTTTTGCAAAATCAAAGATGGTGATATTCCCATCAATGGAATCTGCTCCATTTTCTTTTGCCACTGCTTTCAAGTGATCCTCAACAATCATAGAAATTTTCTTCTTTTCTTCAGTGATTAGTTTCTGAAGTCTTTGAACTTTCTTCATGACTTTGTTGACCATTCTGTCAGCTCTCTTCTCATGTGGAAAGATCCTTGCTGCTGGGATCAATTCTCCATCTGAGTTCTTCCAATACTTCTTGCCATGTTGCTCATAAATCTGTGCCATTTAGCACCCCCTTTGTTGTGTTAAGAATTCTCTTCTCTTCCTATTATATTCATTCTGATATTCTATGCTGCACACCACACATCTTCCTGATGACTTGTAATAGAATGACTTCCCAGTGGATCCAAATTCATGTTTCTTTTTGCAGAGTTTTCCAAGGAATGTTTTGGATCTGAATTTGATCTCACCAAACAAGATCATCATGATTGATCTATCCTTTCAACTTTTCTGATGAGAGCCTGAATAATAGCCAAGCAAGTTCCTCTTTGGTGGGCCACATTCCCTGTGTTGATTCTCATCATCTTGGCTGATAACACAGCCAGATCATCTGGCAGTTGACCAATGATGTTCATGTCAGGAATCAAAGTCATGATCTTGTCTGCCAGATCCTGGCAGACTGTTTCACTTTCTAAGCTCTCCAGATTGTCTCCTGCATCAATCAGGATTTGCTTGATTTGTTTTTCCATATTATCTCCTTATGATATTTTTCTCTAAAATATAGATTGAATAATGAGGCCCATCTCCTGCCATCTGGATTTGGGATCATCACCTGATCCTTATAAAAAAAGAAGTAGCCTGGATGTCCATCTTCTGATCTGTGATAAATTGCTTCCTTCACTCCATGAACTTCACAGGCTGCATCAATCACAGCCACATCTGTTTTGATAATCACTGCACTATCTCTGATCCCTTTAAAATAGCCATTCATATATGAAAAGAATGAGCAGACCACTATGAGGAACAGCATGAATCCGATTATTATTTTAGTCATTTTGAACTCCCTTTTGTTCTTCTTTTTTTTCTTCTCCTGGCCCTAAGAATCTCAACGAATCTTCCTGGGAACACTTTGATCAAAGGAACAATCAATCTCTTTTTGAACCTCTGGGTGCTGGCAATGTGCATCATTTGAGATCATCCACATCTGATGGTTTTGCATCCTTGAAAGCCTTGGCTCTGAACTCACTTTCTTTCTTGCTGATTGCAGATCCATCATCAGCCTGTGCCTTGAATATAACAGGATCATGTGGGGTGACTCTATTCAGTTCAGCTTCTTTTCTCTCTGCCTTTCTCTCAGCAATGAGCTTCCCATGTTTTTCAGCTTCCTTTCCCATGTTGATCCTGAACTGTTTCTGCCTGGACAGGGTTTGCTTTTGATGCAGTCTTTTGTAGTAGCCATCATCAAACAAAAAGCTCCAAATATATCTTTTTGTTTTGGTGAGAGTTCTATAGAATTTTGGATCTCTCAGCCTCTTCTGGGTTCTCATCATTGGTTTGAATAGGTTCCTGAAAAGAGCATAGTTGATCCTATCAAACAGGGTCATGTTTGTTGCAAGGGTTGAGATAAATTCTGAAGCATTCTTCCTTTCCCTCTTTGCAGTTTTAGCACTCATTTGTTCTCCTTTGTTCTTTGTAGTTTTTTAGCATATTGATGGAACCCCTCTTCTCAGATTTGGAGAGAAGGTTCCAATTATTTTTGTGATATTTTTTGATCATATACACCACCAGGTTCTGTTTTGTCAGGCCACTTTCACAAAGCAAAAACCACATGAATTTGCCCTGCCCATCCAGTTCCCATTGTGTGGAATCATCTTGGATTGCCAGAAGCTGCCACCTGAGTTGCTTCAGGCTGAACATATCCAAGGCCCTGAGTGAGGATCCATATCCCCACTCTTCCATGATGGAATGAAACACATCATAATCCCAGCCATATTTGAGATTAGCAATGGCCATGATTTTGCTGTGTAGTTCTTTCTTCTCCATGTTAGAACAATCCTTTGACATCCTCAAATTCAATCTCAGAAAGTGATCTCTTTTTTGCAACTGTTTCCAGAGCATAAACTTGTTTGATCACCTTCCTCAGATTCCCCATTGTTATATTGTGGATGGCATTGATAATGGTGGCACTCATCTTGACATCTGAGATCTTCTCAATCACCAATTTCACATCTGCATAATTAAGACTAAGGAACTTCACAAAATAGTTGCATCTGTCAAAATAGTGAGCATTGGATTTGAGCAGTTCTGAATAGGCAGTTTGCATTCCAAGCAAAACAACCACTGCATCAGTTTCATCCACCAGATCCCTGATGGATCCCAGAAGGGTTTTCTTTTTGAAAGCTGTGTCAACCTCATCAATAAAGATCACCAGACCTGGAAGCATTTTGATCATTGCTCTGCAGAGCCTAAACACCTTATTTATTGAGCCAATTGTTTCTGCAGTTGAATGGTGTTTCTCACACAGAGCTTGATGCAGTTGAACTGCAAATGTTTTGGCTGTGGATGTTGTTTCAAGCCTGATGTAAATTTGATTATTTTGTGAAGCATACACTTTGGCAAATCTTGTTTTGCCAATCCCTGGATCACCATGCCAGAGGCAGAGGCCAGCCATCTCAGTGGTTGGTCTGTTCAATAAATATTCAATGCTCTTGTTTGCTGCTATCACATTCTTGATCATTGCCAGTTGTTTCTTCTTCATTTTCTTCTCCTTTGTTTGATAGTTCTTTACTAAAAATCTTCAATTTCATTTCTAAATATTGTTTAAAAACCCAGCTGTCTATCTTCATACTTTTATGCTCTCCTTTAGTTCTTTGAGTTCAGCATCATCTTCATTTGTGATGGTGGATTCTGGAGTCAGTTCCTGGATAGTTTCATCAGTGTCCATGGCTGCAATTTTTTCATCCTGGGTCAGCTTCTTTTTTGGTGGATCCAACAGTCTGCTGCTCTTTAAAAAAGAAGAGCTGTCATCCATTTGAATTGCTGCAACCTTACCATCCAAACTTGAAACTCTATCCAGTTCTGCCTTTGCTAATTTCTTTGTCATTCTCATGACTCTTGATTGATGTTTCAGTTCTTCTTTGAGCATCTTTTCAGAGATTGGTCTGTTGGGATCAAGTGAGATCATGGGATGATGTTGATGATTCATTCCTGCTGTGCAGATCAATTTGTTCTTTCTGTAGATTAAAATATATCTGAGATCATGCCAATCATATTTGAACACCACTTCCTGACCAACCATTCCAACCAGATCTGGATGCCAATAATTGATTTTGTTGAATCTGATTCCATTTGGCCCAACCTTCTTGACTCCACCCTTCAGCATTAAATAGTTCAAAGTAGCTGGAGCAATTTGTCTGTGAGCAGGGCAGGAGTGAGATTTGAAAACAAGTTCAGGAGAGGCTTTGTTTGGAAGTCCTTCATGTGGAGATTTGTGATAGTAGTTTGTTATATAATAACCAATCAACATCTGAGCTTCATCCAGTGTGAATGGTTCATCATGGGAGAGCCTCTGCAACCACTTTTCATTTCTATTCAGGTTGGCTGGTTGATCTCCAATGGATGCTCCTCTGTAGCCACTGAGCCATCTTTCAAATCCATTGTTGAATGTTTTGAACCATCTTTCAATTGGCTTGGCTCTGGCATTGTAAGGTGTGGCAAAATGTTCTTCAACTTTCAACCTGGAGAAAAGTCCACCCAGGTTGCTTTCCAGATCCACATCCTGCTTCTTTGATTTGCAAAAATATCTGCTCTTGAAGGCTCTTCCATTATCAATGAGAATAGCCTTGGGAGTTCCACCCCAATTCAGAACTGCATTCCTGAATGCTGCTGCAATATTCATGGTGTCCTCTGTTGGAGCAATGGCTCCACCAACAATGAACCTGGATCTCCAATCCATCCAAGGAACAAAGATCATTCTCTGAGGCTTTCCTGTGGTGGGATTGATGATCATAAAATTCAGGACATTCCCATCTGCAACCCAGACATCTCCAACATCCAGAAGTGAGGCATTCCTTTCAATATGTTTGAACATATTATCTTTGCAAAACTTCTCTCCCTTTCTCATCAGTGCCACCAGGTTCTCATTCTTTTCTTCATATTCCTGCAACCACCTTCTGATGGTTGACTCTGATGATGGTGATTCAAGGATGCCTTTAATTGAATCATTTTTCATGTGACTAATTATAGAACCAACTTGAATTTGATTGGGAGTGAGGAACCATTTGAGGATGAACTTTTCTTCTTCTTCAGTGATTGTGCTTTTGGATCCTGCTCCTATTTTATAATTGGGAACCAAGTCCAGGGCATTCTCTCTTCCTTTGAATATGGTGAGCCATGATCTCAGAGTTCTTTCTGAGATCTTTGAATTGTTGGGCCAGACAGTTTTCAGTGCAGCAACAATTGCTCCACCATTATAGAGATCAACTGTGATCTTCAATGCCTCTGCTTTGGAATGAACACCCCAGAGAGCCATGGCATATTTGCAGAGTTGAGATCTCAATCTTCCTGCCTCTAAATATTCACTTGGAACATCAGGCTCTGGTTCACCAGCTTTGGGATCCATGAGAGCAGGAGAAGCTGACAAGGCTTCTCCCTTATTGCTCCCAGGATTCTCAGCTGGGGAATGTGTAAGCTGAGAGCCTTTGTCTTGTTCAATATAGTTGTCAGATGTTTTGCCAATTTGTCCAGATTGCTCTGGCTTTCCTTCATATGTTTTGCCAAAGTGTCCAGGTTGATTTGATGCTGGATCTATTAATCTCACCATCAATGTTTTATTCCCACCCTTTGCATTGGATGAAGAAACATATTTGAACTCAAAATCTTTTTTCTTGCATCTCCTTCTGATGGTTTTGTCACTAACCCCCAGAGCAGATGCTGCTTCAAATACTGTTAACCATTTCATATCATTCCCCTTTTCTGTTTAATACATAACAGCTGGCCCTTGGCAGGGCCAGTTGGTTATGAACTAAAGAGCTTTGAGACACCACAGGATCATGATGATGATTCCCATAGTTATGAGAAGATCTGCAGCTATCCAGAAGATCATTTTTTTCATAAGGTTCTCCTTCTTAAAATGTGAAGTCTATGAACACCCTGGTGTTCTTTTTTAGATAGATAAATTCAGAGATGTCATCCCAATCATTGCATTCATATGATCTTTCAGATCTGTCATATTCTCCTCTTTGAAATGTTCTGTTGGCTTCTGGTTTCTTTTTAAAGAAGTCACCTGGATCAAGATCCTGGATGTTCTTCCAGGCTGAAGAGTTTTCCAAAAGGCTAAAAAATTTGTGAGTGAATTCACCATCATGGATCTTTCTGGTGAAGCAGCTCCTGAGTTTCATAAGTGGAAAATGGCCCCTGGGATCAGCTGACTCTGTGATGATTTCTGTGATAGTGAACTGCAAACCTTTCTTCATTAATATTGATTCATGACTGACTGCAATATCTCCCACCTTCATTCTTTTGATTTCTTTCTTATTCATGATCTTCTCCAAAATGAAGAGTGAGGTTTTCTTCAATGATTTCATTATCATGTTCTGTCAGTGGAAAATATTTGTTTTCAAGAGCCAATCTGATAGTTGTCTCATCATCTTCATTGCCAAACCCCAGGCCAATGTCTATCTCAATTGATTGATCTCTTGTCTCTCCATACTCATTGAAAGATTCAGTGGAAGTTTCCTTCATATCATCCAAGGCATGAGTGATGTCATCCAATGGATCAGGCTGAGTCTGCTTCAAAATTTTGGCTTCATAATCTTTAGTCAATTCAATCATTGCTTGAATGGGATCTGTTGTGGATGCTCTGGGTGAGGCAAAGAGAATTCCATTGTGAAGGATGGAAGGAATTCCATAAACATTCATTAGAAGTGAATAGCCAAGTTCTCCTGGCAGTTTTGGTTCTGGAGCTTCATAAATAAAGTTGAGAAGTCCACCACCCTGACATTCCATGTGGAAGTTTATTTCATATAAGGAAGAGGTGACAGCATCTTTGAGTGAGGATCCAAATCCATAATCTGCTTCTCCATTGATCAGGATGTCATAGATGGTTGAGTCAACTGCAATGGATTGAGGATCATGAAATTTGAATTGATCCAGGCCCATCAATTTGCCATCATGAATTTCTAATGTGTTGATGAATTTTTGGATCTCATTGAAAACTCTCATTTGTGGAGTGCTTAATTCTCCATGAAACAAAATGTGATTTGTTGGATCAAGTTTTGTTGATTTGCATTCTTTGGCTGTTCTGATTAGTTCAGTAAAAAGTGTCTTGTTTTTTTCTTGCATATTATTCCCCTTTGTTATTGGCTTCTTGAAGATCATTCTGAGGAGCAGTTTGTGGCTTCTGCCATTGCCTGTCATTTGTGAACTGCTCCCTTCCTTATATATAAGGGCCAGAATTCTCTGGGTTGTTTCTTTGTTTCCACTCTATATTTTAAAACTGAGTCAAAGCTGATTCCTGGATCCTAATTGTCAAGAAAAGAATTTCATATGTTCTGCCAAAGTGTCCAGATTGGTTTGACTAACAGATGAATAAATTCTTTCAATTGTTTGGCAAATGTCCAGATTGATGTCCAGGTTGGTTTGTCATATGTTCTGCCAAAGTGTCCAGATTGATGTCCAGGTTGGTTTGTCCAGATTGCTCCAAGATGTCCAGGTTGGTTTTGCCTTGGTTTATTCAGTGTTTAGAGAGATCACCCTGGCTGTCAAATTGATTTGTCCAGGTTGGTGTCCAGGTTGGTGTCCAGGTTGGTGTCCAGATTGCTCCCATATAAATGGGTGTTTTTGGTAAGCTCAATCAGCCAGCAGTCATAATGCAGCAGAATTTCTTCCAGGTGAAGAGCTGTTTTCCAGTGGCAGAACATATG